GTTATAGTTTTCGGGGATTTGCAGAGGCTCTTGGGAGAAGCCCTCAGCGGCCCCATAGATTGCGCCCTTCAATCCCTCCATTAATGGCTCAGCAATATACCTTTTGGGGACTCCCTTGCCCCAGATCGGATGGTTGTCTAGGGAATCCTGAAATGCTCGGCTGGCGTTGTCCAAATTCCCGTAGTCGTCATTCGACACATGATCGGCAAGAGGATTCCCGCGAATATACGCAGCGAGTTGGCTATTCCCGCGGACAATATCCGCAGTCATCTGGGCTTTGTGATCTTCCTCAAACCGATCCTGATCCGCAGAGATTACCAGCGGCGCAACGCCAGTGGCCCGGGACAGTTGCAGCGCCCGAGCAGCTTTGTCCGGATCGGCATCCAACGCTGTGGTTGCCATCGCCGGAGCAGCTTCGGTGAAGCTCTGAACTACATTGTCATATTCGTTCATTGCGACCTCGGGACTTGCGGAGCCATCGAACTAGTCGGGCCCATACCTGCATTGGCATCAGACTGTTGCTTCTTGGCTTTGCCATACAGCTGATTATACATATGTGCATTGTATATCGACTGGATATCTTTTTCGTTCGGAGGCTCGCCAGTCGGATTGTTCTTGATATAAGCCTCGATGATCTTCTTCTTCTCACTCTCAGGAACCTGAACCTTAAAGGCCTGTTCCTTCGATGGAAGAATACCAAACCACTTCCCGTTGGAGACTTCGCGGGTCAGCCGGGAGGCAATCTGTCGAAGCTCTTCATCTTTCTTGACTGGATCACCATCAGCCATTCGCTGGTTCAGAATCATAAACATCGACCCGCGGATTTGATCGTAGTCGTCTTTGTTTTTGTTCCGGGTGATTCCAGCATTCCGCAGAATATCGTCTGACACACTCATCGCATGGTTCAGCGCCGGGTTTTTGTTCTGGTCTTTCCAGAGCTTAGCTTTAAGCATATTCAACTGCTGACGTTGATTCGCAGGGAGCGGCATCGAGGCAAAATCAGCATTTTGCGCCGCGACTTTGTCCTCTGGCGATGCCATTGGATCAGTCAACCGCCCCAGCCACTTACGGTATTCAATCTGGTTTTCTTGGGTTTCTTCATAATCGCCCTTGGCATTCCGCGCCAGAATCCGCCGATATTTGTTTTGAACCGCGGTCGGAAGTGCATCCCACGCAGCCTGAACCTTCGGGTCTTGAATATCCTCAATCGAGGTCACTAGCTTTCCATCCTTCGCAGGGATGATTGCGTTCTCGATGGTTTCGGTATTATCGCGAAGGTCTTCCCGTTCCATCGCCTTAATACGGGAATGCCGGATCAACGCCTGCTGTTCCATAGCATCCGCAGCCTCGGCATCATCGCCAAAAAGTTGCTGGCTGCGAGCGCGAGCTTGGCTGGAGATTTCGGCCGCGCCAGAGTTGCGAGCAAGAGTAGCATTGAATTTCTTAAGATAACCTCCGGCCGTGCTACCACCATCTGATCGATTGGGATCGGGGTTGTAGCTTCCGGTAAACCAACGATTTGCAGCGGCATTCGCAGAGCCGCCCTCGTCCATATACTGTTGAAGTTTGAATTTCGCTAATTGATCTTGGGCTTTGGGATTGTTCAAGAATTGCTGCTCAGACATAGCAGGCATTCCAGCCTCTTTCAACCAAGGCTGAAGGTTAGACTGCATTACACCATATGCACCAAGGGCATGTTCAGTAATCTTCCGGCCATTGACTGTATGAGTTACATCCGGATGAACTGTTCCGTAGTCGGTCGACTCATTCGTCCGGATCGCCTCCATAACATTTTCAATCGGAACCTTGCCTGAACCAAAGTTAGTATTGTCCCCAGCCATCATTCGCGAAGCCTCCTGTCGAGTGGCAACACTCAGACGTTGACTTCGAATGTAAGTCTGTGCTTTTCCTAAATCGGTACCAGTGATGTTTCCAGCTTTAACTGCGGCATCTAAGACCTTCTGAGCGCCCACAACATCGCTTTTAGCAAGACCTTGAATTCGCTGCAAGGTTGCAGTTGAATTCTCAATTTGAATTTGATTCTTTGTCTTCCGAGGGTCCCAGCCTTGAAGCTCACCCATATGTGTGATACGTTCAGCATTACTTTTTAATGCTGCCTGATAAGTTTCTTCATCCTGTGGAGCAAGCCCGACTGAATTGTTATTCGCATCGACTACAGCCTGTGCCGAGCCGATCGCATAGTTCTTCCCCTCACGCCCTGAATGAGCCGCAGCAGAAAACACCGAGCGCGCCTGTATCGATCGGGATTCTTGAAGATAGACTTTCTGCGCATATGGAGAGTTGAGTTTCTGGCCAATGGCTTCTCGTGTGGTGTTTAGGTCGTCAATATAAGGCTTATATCCATCTATTGCGGCTTTGCCTGATAGAGTGGTGTAATTGGCGTACTTCTCGCCCATCGCTGTGGTAAATTCAGCGACTGCATTCGCAGCATTCGCCTGTTCGTTGATCTGCTGCATTGCAATGGCACGGGAATAGATTTCATTCCCAGCGCCTTCAACAGCCTTGCCGAGATGACTGACAGCATTGGCAACACCAGCGCCAAAGGCATCCACCGGAAGGTTAGATGACATGCTTGGTGTGGCATCAAAGCTTGGCTGGACTGTGGGAACGCCAGTGTATGGAACTGGGCTGCTCATCGACCATACTCCCATTCAGTCAGCGGATCGGGAGTACCGCCTCCACCAGAAGCAACATTGCCTCCTCCCCAAAGACCAAGCTGATTACCTTGCAGCCACTTGCTAGCAACAGACCCAGCTGTGCCAACAAAAGAACTAACTGCACCAAGGATACCTTCGGTACGAGCGTTACTTGCAGCCTTTGATAGACCCTTTGCCTGATTCTCATAATTTGTTGCTTGTACCGAGAAGTCATATGCAGTCTTTGCAGCTTTCTCTCGGATCGCCTGCAAATCCATCTGTGAAACAAGATGCTGGCTTTCCTGAACCTGTTTCGCTGAGCCACTGTTAACATCAATACCAGAAGCACCTTGAGCGGCTTTGATCTGTCCGGCTTGCGCAGCCCCAGCGATCCCTTGACGCATGGCTTGTTGCTCGCCAACATCAAGAGAATATTTCTCGTTTTGCTTGGCAATTGCAGCATTGTACCAAGCCATTGAGGATTGATATTTATATGATTCAGCCTTGGCGGCTCCACCAAAAAGTGATCCGATAATACCAAGGCCACCAGAGGCTCCACTGGCAGCCAATCCAATTGTTCCAAGGGTGACTGGATCAGCCATTAAACTCTCCGGATTTCAAAGGTATCGCCAGTCATGGTGGCACCAAGTGATCGCAGCCATTTGGCTGAGGCATCATTAAAGCAATGGCCAATGAGCTTAGGATAGAATTCCAATGCCCTTGCTACAACTCGCTTGGCGTGTCGACCAAGCATTAGCTTATGATTCTCAGCCTCTGGCATGGTCTGCATCCAGATATAAGCATCATCCCCAAGAAATGTCCGAGGGATAAGCCCAACGATACAAAGCAACTCGTCGCCATAGTATCCAACAAGTATATGACTGGATATTGTCCCAGCATACACCACTTCGGCTTGGAAAGTCAATCCCTTAAGCTGATCAAGGGAGATTTGATAGATTTGACCATTCATCGGCTGGCCTCTAATTCTATCGTAGTGAATAAGCCTAGAATCGTGGCTGGAATTGGGTCAGATTGTTGGATGCAGACTTGACCGGGGATTGTATACGTAGGGTCCATTGTAATTCTAGCATCGCCAGTTACAAGATCAGATACGACCTGATTGTCTTGGCCAGTCAGCATAGAAGAGACATTTCCTCGGATGAGGTCTTTGATTTGAACCAGCCGGTTAAAGCTAGACCCTGCGTAGAGGTTAAGGGTATCTTTGACTTTAACATCAATCGACACCAAGCGTTTCAGCCGACCTTGAATTGCACCATCGCCAGTATCAATTGCCAGGGTTTGAAGCTTGCAAGTGTACCCAATGCCAACAGTAACTTTGCTTGCGGCGGTTGCCAGTGTGAATTGCCCATTTACAGGCATTGTGAACGGAGATATTATCTGTCCATCAGCAAGGCCAGTTACAGTCAACCCAGCAAGATGCTCAGCACCACTAAATGTAGTAACAGCCGCCCCAGAATATTGCAGTCCGGCATCGACTGACCAAGCATCGGACACGCCGTTAGGATAGGCTCGTTCAGCGAACCTCTCAATATATTGAACAACATTTCCATTCACAGTACGCTCAACTACTGTATAAACAGCATCGACTGTTCCGGCAAGGTCAGTAGGTTCGGTGACCGAGGTAACTGATTTAAAATCACCTTGTGTTGTATAATGCGTCCAGCCAACGAATTCCTGTTCTTTGAGGAACGTCAACATGACAATGACACCGTCATTGCGAATGGAGTAGACGTTATAAAATGGTTGTTCCGCCCAACACCATTCATCAATAGTGTAGCTGTAGAACAAATGACTGGCGACGGTCGATATATCAGCGCCGGTAAAGGTATTAAAGTAAATATTAAACGCAAGATCGCGAATCGCAGAGCCCTTACTCTGTACATAAAGCACATCATAATTTGCTACGATCGGAGGAACATCACTACTACCAACAAATGATTGCGGATTTGCCACCAACGATGAAGGAGTAAGTGCGGCCCCCGCAGTTCCACCATTAACAACCCAAGATGCTTTATCGGTTAAGACAAGCATTCCTGAGGTCGACGGCACCATAGATTTGATATCGTTTAATGTGCCAGATACTAGTGTCGCTGAGATTGAATCATCTGCACGTGTTGGTTGAGAGATATCGAAATTGAAATATGATCCGGGCCGAGAGAGAAAGAATGTCTGCGGCGCACCAAGCAGACCACCAAGGAATAACCGCTGCTGGATGAATCCAGGAACAGTTGGCACACCATTCGATGTAGCACCAAGATATGCTGTTGCAACCGCTGCGCCCGAGGAGAATACAACAGTTGGAGTTGCAGTGAAACCCGCACCAGCGCCAGTCACAATAACTTGACCCACACCCCAAGAAACAGTCGTTGTCGCGCCCGAACCGCCGCCAGTGGTAGATACTTGTGCTATTGGATTGGCAGGAACCGAACCTGATGTGATCGATCCTCGTGAGATGACTGTCCAAGCCGAGACGGCTGAACCTGTAATTGAGGACACCTGTACAATAAGGCCATTGCTAAATTGAATCGTGTCACCAACAGCATACCCAGTTCCGCCCGCGGTAACAGGAACTGTACCAACAACCCTAAGCGAGGCAATTGCTGTTGCCGTGATTGTTGGGGTTCCACTGAAGGTTACTGTCGGTACAGTTATGTATGTTCCCGGGGTGTTTACAACAACATGATCAATCCCCGAGCCTATGAAAGGATTCTTTGATATCGGCGGAGTTTGTGTAAAATCCGCTGCAATATTTGAATCAATAAAGGTTGTGTCTTTGCAGGTGCCGATGAATCCATACTGAACACCAACCGGCACCACACCAAAGAATGAGACTGTGGCTTTATATACGTTATATGCAACCGCATTTTGCACAGCATCCCAAGTGATTTTGACAGAACCTTGCACAAGACGAATGTCATAGCCGATACCGGTTGCAGGGCTGGACATAGAAGATTCTTGGCCAACGGTGTCGATAGCAGTCACACCATAAGCATAGTTGGCAAACAATGCGCCCGGTGAAGGGACCGTTGTGATAGCGATCGCGACATTAGTTGGGGCTGAAATAGATGCCCCGATTGAAATTGGAGTTAGCGTCCAATTTGTGGCGGAGACAAGGTTCAAAGTGTATGGTGCGTGATTGGGATGGCACAACACCATTTGATTCACACTCTGCGCGAACTTAATCTGGCGAAGATCGTCAGCTGCGGTGTATGGTGAAGTTATGGTATAGACTCGGGCAGCGGTTCCGCCGGAAGTATAAGTTCCGTAAGTCGATGAATTAACCAGCACGCCATTGACCGTAGCCAAGGTTACATCATCGCCAGCAACAACTTGGACTTTGTAATATTTCTGGTTAAGCTGAGTCATACCAGCAACGCCAGAGATATAAATCCAATCCCCCACGACAAAATCATGCCCCGGAGCAGTTATGACACAAGGATTGGCTTTTGTCGCTGCTGACATATTAAATGCAGACTCTACAATAGGCGAGCCTTGATAAAAGAACCTAATGTAACCATCGCCAAATTCAAGGACATAGCCGACACTAAAGCTGGCCTGAAAGGTGATAAGTCTGACCTGCGAGGAGGATTTATACGCTTGTGTGATATACTCGGTGCCCACTCTGGTGCTAGCACCGCCGCGATAATCAACAAAGAAATTCTCGAGTAGTGCCGCGCCAGCTTTATACTTAGCAAGGTCCACACGCGCAAAGAGATTCGGTGACCATTCACCAGAGTTGAAGCTAGCTTGTGCAACAAGATGCGGCATTTAAGTTTTCCTTAGGCAGGAAGCATGGGCCAAGTCGCACCCCAGTCAAAAGACCAGCCATTCTGGGTGTAGACGTCAAACATATCCGAACCTCGTGTGCGAATCCAATCCGGAGTGACGTCATTGATGGTGAGGCCTTCGTTACCATCGCCTTCACGAGCTTGCATGATTTTTTGGTTAGCAAGGTCGATTGCCATTTTAGCAAGAGTTTTATCACCGGCGAGTGGTACGCAAATTGTGGCTCCAAGTACAGCCACAAGGGCCTCTTGAAAATCGTCGTCCATCACATTTAGATCGGTGACGTCACCACAATAAACAAGTGTAGCTTGGCTTTGATCGGTAAGGATTACTCGCTGCGGACTGGCTGAGCCATAGGTAAGATTGAAAGTTGCACCTGAACCAGAACCATCAGTTGAAGCTTGTGCCTGTGGATTGGCTTGCGGCGAAAAATAGCTGCCTCCTTTGGGTGTGACTGACCCGGCGATTTGATTTACCACAGTCACAGTAGCAACTGCCGATCCGCTCAACGTAGCGACTTGAAGTTGTGCGGGTGCGCCCATTGGCGCAG